CGCCAGCCAACGCCCGAAAGGCCTGCGTAGGATTTGTTGCTGCTGCCACCGGGCCACAGCACGCAAATCCTTATCTCTGGGCTGTTCAGCCGATGCTTGAACAGATGCAAGATGGCCAGGCAGGCCCGTCGCCATGGAGTGTTGGTGGTAGTGAGACGTTCGCAGGATACGATTTGTTCGTGAACGCCAACGGCCAAGTGGGCGGGATGCAGGTCAAGAACAATGGCAACGTCGTGTCGTTCGATGTCTTGGCTCATGTCTTTCGCGTGCTCTCTCCAAATGGCGCGGCGGACGGGATGGAAGTCCGCGACGGCTACATCCGTACGTGGAAGGGCAACAGCCAGCGAATCATCGGCAATGGATTTGGCGTGGGTGGTGAGGGCCTGATCGACTACTTCGGTCCCAACGTTGGCGCATCCGCTGCGAGCAAGGCGAACGCCACGGTCTGGATGGACGTCAACGGCAATGCCTACTGGGGTGGATCCCTTGCCGCCGGCGTGCTGCGCAATGCAGTGCAGAGCACGCAGATCACCACCGTGGGCACGCAGGTCGTCAATGGGCCGTTCGGCAGCAATGGCCGCAACAAGAGCGTGGTGGTTGGCTTCAGCCGGCGCGTGAGCCGGCAGAAGAACCAGTATGGGAGCCAGGGCTTTGTTGCGGGCGGCGGTAGCAACACCTGCACGGTCAACGTGTATCGCAAGGTGGAAAACGACCAAGAGACGTTCTGGACCTCCTTTACCGCCGGCGGCGGCGTGGATATCTACAACGAAACGGACGGACCGGACATCGCCACCTCCTACTGGTCTGGGTCCGTCACCCTCAACGACAACAGTGATGGCAGCCGGCCGCGCCAGTACCGGGCAGAGATCGTCGGCTACAGCGAACAGGCCGTGACCCATCAGTCCGGAAATTTCGACGTCCAGACCACCAATCAGAGCCTGTCGATCGTATCGACCGAGGTTTGACCGCTGACGCGACGGCCAGCGTTCCCAGCCGCCGCACTACGAGGAACAACGTATGCAATTTCGCGCAAAGCTGCAGATGAAGATGGAGATCGCCGATCAGCCCGGCGTCGTGACGCTGAACTTCGTGCCGATCGAGACGGGTGTGCCCCAGCTCAGCCTGACGGTGACACCGGAGGCAGCTGCAGGGCTTGTCACAGGTCGAAGCTACAGGTTCACCGCGGTGGAAGACCAGGAACAAGTTGCGGCCTGATCAAGCCACCTGGTCCAGCAGGGAGGCCTGTTTGCTTCGTGGGGTATTGACCGCGCGGCTGACACGATAGGCCTCCATCGCCGGAGGGGCGCTGCCCAGCAGCATCGCCATCGCAGCATCAGGGTCGGCCGCGAGCCACCCATCGGCTTGGCTGGCCGTCTGCCACAACGGCATGCGGTCTTCGATGTCGGCCTAGACAGCACTCAGCGGTCCAACCATAGTTGGGATTGGCAGGCCGGACGAAGACATGAGCATCCTCAACGTACTGATGACGCCCGAACGTGCATTCGTGGCGGTCGACACCCTCGCTCAAGACGCGGTCACTCGCGAAACGTCCGAGGGGGCCAAGCTGCTGCTGATCCCCCAGCACAACATTGTCGTTGCCGCGCGTGGATCCGGGCACTTCTTCCTTCGGGTGTATCAGCTGTGCCTTGAGGCCAGCTTCCGAAAGGCCTTCAGTATCGAGCAGATCATGCGGGAGGTCGGGCCCGTCATGGACCAGCTGTGGCCCGACTACGTCCAGGCGATCCGGGATGCCAAGATGGACTTGGGTCAGTTGCAGTCCGAAATTGTCGTGGTTGGCTGGTCCAAGGCCCAAA